GGCAGTTGTGTCAAATTTCTCTGTTACAAATGTGAATGAATAGTCGCTAGTAATCTCATACTGCAAGCCATCCAGATGTTCTTTGACACCATCATTCTTAGTGACGAACGTAAATACTATGTCTTTATTTGTATACATTTTACTGTATCTACTCGTAATTGATAACGTCCATGGATTAACCTCTGGTTCGCTCTCAGTTACCGTGATTTCGTCCGTTGTGACTTCTACGTCGTGTTCTGTCCATCTGGCAGTAAATTTCACTATACCTGCCTTGATAAAGGTAACTGTGCCGTCCTGTGCGATTGTCGCTACATCATTATTTGATGATAGCCATTCAATAGTAGGATTAAATACTATTTGGTCATTCATATATGCAGTTGTTTCTAGTTTGGTAACACCTATTCCCGATTCGGGACTGGAAGGAATCTGGTATGCCTTGTTGTAAGCACCTAATACGAGGCGATAGTTAATCGTTGGCTGTTCATCTGCTGTACGCTCGCAGTATAAATGGCAGATGCCATTCTTGGACATAATGTTTTTTATTTTATACGTACCGCCATACTCGTTAAATGTTCCACCTATTGTTAAGCGTTTAGAGTCACTATTGTCCTCTAAAATCAATTCTAGATCGCCAGACAACAAAATCATCGTGCCGTCACTCGCAGACGAAATTGAGGTCGTTTTTAGGCAAATTATCCTAAGTCCAGTGACGGTTCCAGTATTAAGATTTAAGATACCGTCTGTCTGCTGTACTGCCGACTTGTAGTATACGTCATTTTCGGCTGTTTCCTTGTTTAAGGCAATGTAGTAGTTACCTTTATACTTTAAAAGCGTTCCTACGCCCACAGGAGCGTCTATTTGATAGTATATAATGGAAGTGTCTCTATCCTCTAAGCCATCGTTATTCTTGCGAAAGACAACCTTAAAATCCTGCGCCTGTGTCACGGCTGTCATAGTTTTTCCTTCTCGCTGTAGTGTTCTGTCAAAACTTCTTTGTAGTGTGTCCAAATGATCACCGTCCTTTCCTCATTGAGATGTGAGTACCTTCATGTTCATGGTTCTTTATAGTATCTAGTGGATTGAATCTTTCAAAGTCAATCTGTAAATCATTTCCAAATAATGTAACATATTCTTTTGTCATGTCTAGGGTAGAGTGTCCCATAATCTTTTGCAGTCGGAATATATCGCCACCGTTGATGATCCAATGCTTGGCGAAGGTATGCCGAAATAAATGGCATGATGTTTTGTTCACATTGTGTTTTATATTGTAGTTATGCACTAACTGTTGATATGTTCTCACGGCTGACTGCTTGCCATAATCATTGCAGAAGAGGTAATCTTCTGGTTCTCCGCCACGAATTTCCAAGTATTCCTGCAAGATAGCAGATAAGGATTCAGAGAGAGGGATTACCTGTTGCTTACGGTTCTTGGTCTTGCGTAGCACGATAAAACCACTTGAGAAATCAATATCACAGATTCTTACGTTTAATGCCGTACGGATACGGTTTGCTGTTGCAAGTAAGTAGTTCTCGAATACCCACGTTTTGTACTCGGCAAATGTGCATTTACGTAGATTTGGTTTTTCTAAGAGTCGTTCTAATTCTTCATCTGAGTAAGTTTGCTTGATTGGTTTTTCGATTTTGCACAATTGAATTTTAAAAGATTCCATGTAACCACAGTCCATACAGTAGTACAAAAACGCTCTGAGAGTTCTAAGATAAGTGTTGATTGTAACATCTTTGATTCGTACATCATCACGAAGCCATAGGACATAGTCGTCAATAGTTTCCTCTGTGATTGTATGCACTCGTTTTCTTGGATCACAAAAATCAAAAAATCTTTTATTGATTTGCTTGTAAGATAAGATTGTTTTGTCTGATAAGTTTCTGACTTTGCATTTTTTTAAATACATTTCAAATGCTTGATTAAGAGTTAGATTTGTTGGATTTGACATCTTTATTTTTTGCATAGATTCCCTGCCTTTCATAGCACTTGACTAAGTCAAGATTAAACGAAAAATCTAGCGAAAAATAAAAAAGCGATTCAGAGATAAAAACTCTCTAAACCGCATGAATACGTACTTTTTCGAATGTTCGAATTGATCACTAGAACCTAAATCTAGCGCGTCTGCCAATTCCGCCACATCCGCATATTGCAAAACAACAAGCATTTGTTTTCTTGTCGACTGCTTGAATAGTATATCAAGTATTGGTATTCCTGTCAAGTATTTTTATACAAAAATAGCTGTGTCTACTTAATTCCCGCAGATACAGCCATTTTTGTGTTTTTAGTACTGGTTCTTACTTTGTTTTTGCCGATTTTACATTCAGCCATTTTGAATAGACATTTTTGAATCCAACTTTCTTATAGGTACGAATGCATACATAATATTTCTTCTTTGCTTTGTTAATTTAATGATAGCATATTTCCATACATCAAAAAAGAGACATGATCCTAGATCTCTCTAAAATCATATCTCTTACAACAATGAGCGTGCGGGGATTCGAACCCCGGACAACTTGATTAAAAGTCAAGTGCTCTACCACCTGAGCTACACACCCTTATATAATTATCAAGAACTGGGCTAGCTGGACTCGAACCAGCGAATGCAGCAGTCAAAGTGCTGTGCCTTACCACTTGGCGATAGCCCATCATCATTAAAATTTAATGATCAGGGTGGGTAATGGGATTCGAACCCACGGCCTCCAGAGCCACAATCTGGCGCGCTAACCAGCTGCGCTATACCCACCATATGTGTTACTTCTATATAATATATACAGATATAGAAAAACGAGCCTGAAGGGATTCGAACCCCCGACCCACGGCTTAGAAGGCCGTTGCTCTATCCAACTGAGCTACAGACTCAAATCTTATAGGTTACCTATAAAATTAAAAAGCGGGTGATGGGAATCGAACCCACGTGATCAGCTTGGAAGGCTGGAGTTCTACCATTGAACTACACCCGCTTATAGTCGGGGTGACAGGATTCGAACCTGCGACCTCTTGATCCCAAATCAAGCGCTCTAGCCAAGCTGAGCCACACCCCGTAAGTGTTATATGATTTTGTAACTCATAACAAGAATATTCTATCATATCTTGTTATGCTTGTCAATCCTTAAAAGAACTGCGGATGACAGGAGTTGAACCTGCACGTCGTAGACACTAGAACCTAAATCTAGCGCGTCTGCCAATTCCGCCACATCCGCATATAATAACGCATTCATGCGAGTTTTTCATATCTCACACTAGATTATTTACATCTCATAGCGCTAGATTTCTCGTTGACTGCTTGACTAGTATACCAAGCAAAAAACAAATTGTCAAGCATTTTATTTCACATATTTTAAAATAATATTTAACTTCCATCCATTATACTTATAACCGTGACTTATAAAAAGTGTTCCATCCTTTGCCAAAGACATTGACAGTATGGCATCTTTAAAATCTGCAAAAGATGTAATATAAGATATACTTGTATTCATTATATGTGTGGTACTCATCACCATAAACTGTGATTGTGTTCTGACCGCCCTCATGTCAACCAATGCACTGACTGTCGATTCTATCTTAGTCACATCAGAGGCAACCGATCCACTTTTGGCAGTTGATGATAACGTAACAGGCACAACCCTTTGGTAAATCGGTTTGCCATCAATCCAAGTACCTACCTCAATCTCATCTGTTGAATATACCTCGCTTGAAGCACCACCGCCACTGCCACCAGTTCCATCTTTTCCATCCTGTCCGTCTTTACCTTTCAGATTAGGCGTTGTAAATGTACCTGCTGCCGTAGTGATATCCAGTTTATATTGTGTATCTGTGTTTTCGGCATTTTCTACGATCTGTGGCGAAAATCCATCGACACCATCTTGTCCATCAACCCCATTAGTACCGTCCTTGCCGTTCGTTCCATCCTTACCATTTACACCATCAATTCCATTCTTGCCATCAACTCCGTCTTTCCCATTCGTACCATTAACACCGTCTTTTCCAACAACATTTCCAACATCTGTTACCGTACCATCTGTCAAAGATATAATCAGATGCCCTGCACTGTTAATTGATACGCCAGAGATTCCTACGCCTGTTGAGCCACTCGGCAGTTTTTTTACGATATCATCAATCTGAGATTTCGTGTAATAGTCGGATAAATCTACATTACCGCCAGATGATCCACCATTCTTTTTAATTTCATCTTTGATCTTTTCGACAAGATACTGTAAACTTGTCTGATCTAAATATTTATCGCTTGGGCTTTCGCTAACTCTCATGCTACTCACCGCCCATCATAACATCAATATCTGATTTAGAGATTCTTCTTGATCCATAATCAGCAGGCGAATAAACCGTAGGATTCTTACTTGTAAACATAAGCGAAAAGCATGAATATTCCTCTTCTGGCTCTGGAATAGATGCAATCTTATCTCTAAGATTCTGTATTCTTTTCTCAAGGTATTTATATGCTTGTGATGTTGTTGTAAATTCTGTAATTGTCTGGCGCATAATATCAATGTCGTTACTAACCGCCTCTAAGATATCTAAAGCAGATAACAACATCTGTCTCTGGTCTGTTGCCTTGTTATATTCTGCCACAGCAGATAAACCATTTTCTAGTAAAAATTGTGTGTATTGTTCATCCGAAAAGTATTCTTGATTTGATAGTTCCATTTTTAAACGATCTAAAATCTGCATGATTCCTCCTTTCATTGCATCAAAAAAGGAACCTAGTCGGTTAAACTAAGTTCCCTTGTGTTGGTTAACGATTTTCGTATTCTTCTGCTGCACCACCTTGAAATGAGCCACTTCCAGTTACTTCTGGAGTATCGTCATCTGTGCTATCATCATATGTTGAGTCATCATCGTATGTTGAGTCATCGTCATCATCATAGTCATATGTCGAATCATCATCATAATCCTCGTTATATCTTAACGCAATTCTTACCCATTTTGTTTCACTTCTTGGATAATGTAACTCAATTTCATATTTATCATCATTTGAGGTCCATTTATACACATCCGCATTTTCATTTTCATCATCTGTTTCAGGATCAACGTCTCCATATTTTTTTATCATATATTTCTTTACTGTTTTTACTGAACTTGATGACATATTTCCTATATTATTAGGCATCCATTCCACTTTTGTAATTTGCCTATACATATTTCTATCTGCGGTTATTTCACCTTTAAGACCAACTAATTCGTATTCGGTATCTATTGTATCCCCGTTACTAAAATCATCTTCATTACTTATATAGCGGCTCCATTCATCGCTATCTTCGCTTTCTCCTAAATTTTCACCAAAGGCACTTTCATAATTATCTAAAGATTCCGATGCACTTTTATATTTAGATTGCGAAATGATATTAACCAATAAAATAATTCCTACAATAATCGCTCCAACAATTATTATTTTTTTTCTTTTCTCCTTCTTCTTTTGGAGTTGTATTTGTTGATTTTTTTGAATATTAATTAATCTTTTTTCTGATTTTCTTTTTTCCTCTTCTACTTCAGATAAATACTCCTGATAATGTTCTTGTAACAATTCTATATTTAAATGCTCTTTAATCCATTTTTTATCTTTTTTACATCTATGACATTTTGTTTCATCATTATAGTTCAATGCACCACATGTACAAATCCAATAATCAGCATATTCCTCAAGAAAATATTGATCTTTTGTATGTTGCATTTTAGGATCTGATTGAATTTCACGTAAGTATTGCTCTTTTAATTCTTCTCCTAGATTTTCTTCTAATAATGTTTTTTCTGGGAATTCCTCTTGTTTATTGCCATCATTTTGCCATGTTTGTCCATCTACATATACAACTTTTTTTATTTCAATTTCAATTTCTCTTACTTGTGTATCTTCTAAATAAATGGCTGTTTGTTCCCCACATGTTGCATCTCTTCTTAAGTCCAAATCTAAATATTGATATTCAAACTGATTCACAATTATATTATGTAAAACATCATACCCATTAATCTTTACAAAAATGGCTTTTATCGGTTTCTTTCCAATATTTTGTAATTTTAACTGTACTGCAACCTGTTCATTAGCATTATCTTTTAATAATCTTCCACCCATAACTAACACTGGGCATCCTTTAATATATTGTTTTTCTTTTAATTCAAACAACTCTTCATATCGTTTTTTCATATGCAATTTCCTTTTTAGTCAAATGATGGTAACATATCATCATCTGAAAACCCTTCATTAACAAATCTTTCAAAAATTAAAATCGTCTCATTTATAGTCATATTAGTTCCTCTAGAAAATCCTCCAAATCCTCCCGAACTAACATTTTTTCCTAATTCATTAGTTGTAGCACACTTTAATCGCCAATTTTCTTTTCCTAAACGATTCAATCGTTGATTTAATTTATCAACATTTACTCTTCCATCCTCGTCTACAATAGACATAACATAATATTCATAATATCCTTCTTCCATACTCTCCTCCAAAAAAATCTTTTTATCACTAGTTGTATATCTATTATATTCTTTTTAGTGAATGTATTCAACTTATAAAAATGAATCATTTAAAAAATAAATAAAAATATTTTTGACCAATCACTTTAACAAATCCTTGTATATCTCTGCCTTTTCTTTCATTCTTCTGATCTTTGCTTCTTTATTCCTTTTAATCATGACCTCAATCACTGCGCCTGCTTTATCCACAACAACAGATACCATTGTCATGTATCCAAGTAAAGTTACAATTTCATGCCCTGGCATAGTTAATAATGTATGTAATAATTCCATATTCGATTCTCCTTATTTGTCGAAAAAGATATCGGCACAATCTCTCATCCCTTGCAAATAAATCTCTCTGCACAGGAGTCGATGATTTGTCGATACCTCACTGATATATTCTTCTAATTGTTCTGTTTGTTCCTTATTTAAGCAAGATTTTAATTCCTGCAAATGACTTTCCTGCATCTTGACCGATTCTGCATAATCCTCGTCCAGTAGTTTTGTGCGTTCATGCACTTCCTTAATTAACTCCTCTGCAAGGTAACTATGCATCATTTCATTATAGATTTCTCTTTTCATCTGTTCCATATTTCCGTACCTCTTTCTTTTTTATCCTACTTTATCACACTTAATCCTACTTAGCAATATAATGCACTACCATGTGATAAGATACAGTTAAGCGAGGTATGGATATGAAACCATTAAAGAAGAAAGTAAGTATTACGTTAGACAGTGATCTGGTTGAAATGATCAAAGAGTTAGCAGAGAAAGATGATAGATCGTTTAGTCAGTATATTAATATGGTACTGAAAGACCATGTAAGCCGTGAAAACGAAGGGACTACGAGTGAGTAGTCCTTATTTTTTTGCTGTGGGGATTTTTGGTGTTTCCTCTAGCCCATATTTGAAAAGAGGGGTAATCGCCTGCAATATCGTCACATTGCACAAATTTTTCTTATATTTTCGTGCATATTTACCTACTTATTCTTCGTTAGAGTCCCAATCTAGCGTTATTTTTGGAAATAATTGGTACAAATATCGACATAAAATTTTGCTTTTATCTCCTGTATTAAATCTATTTGAAATACTGATATTTTATCAAATGGATTTTGGAAGATATTTCCAGTGATTCTGACACAATCTATACGTCTTGTTCTTGCAACCATCAAAAAACGTAGCAATACTAAGGATTTTTTGCCCTTAGAACGGCAATTTTTTTGGATGTATCACTCCCAACTATTTCCAAATTACGTTCACCCAACATCTGCGTACCCATTTCGAGTACCCAGACGGTACTTGAGCCCGACTTAAAATTAAGCCCGTTCCTTATCTTTCTCTATCTCTCCACTAGCACCATTCTCTTCATCTAACCGCTTCAACTCTGCCACACTGTCCGTGATCAGATCACTCTTTTCCATGACGGTCTTTCTACTGATCGCACCGAGTTCTCTCATTGCTTTTAAGTTAGACACCATTTCTGTAGTAGCAACTGGCATATTTACATTATATACGACCTCAACATCATTCGATACTTCAGTACCCTGCATTTTCAAGATCATTTGAAATCTTCTGAACCTTTCTTGGAACCCTTTGTTCAACCATTTCTTCGTCTCATCTGCATTGATATTTGCCATATGGAAAAGAATCTTCATGGATACCTCACTGATGTTTGCAATATTCGTACTACTACCTAACACACTCGGTATGCAAGCGATATCATTCAACATCTGCTTGATATTGTCAAGATATAACTTAATCGTATTGTAATCCATTGTTGTACTAACTACCTTGTAGTCCCCATTATCAAGATTCATCACATATCCTGTTGCATCAGCAGGAATCGTTGATTCAATTCTTTGACCTACAGCCACAGGCATTGGATTTAAACTGTTAATATAGATTGCGTCGCCCATCTTACTTAAGATATCCTCTAACTCATCCATGATCGGCTTAATGTCTGTTAGCATACTTACGCCAAAGTTATAATCCATGTCACTAAAATTGTGATAATGAATAGGCAGACCACACACATTAATCTTACTATCTTCCATATGTAAGTAACCACCATCATTGTTCCAATTCTCTACATAAGTAGGGTAGTATACGTTGTAGAATGTAATATTAGTAAACACATCTGTCCATGTCTCGACAAATGCAATGTAATTCCCACGATCATCATAGACAGGATAACAGTCACCACTATCAAGCACCTTACTTTTAATGATGCCATCCTCTACATAGACAACTTCGTACGCATCACCAAACTTGTTAACTCTGTCCAGAATCTGGTAATCTACTGTCTCGTACTGCCCTAATTTATATATTTCATTAAAATTCTTGATTGTATTTTCATTCCCACTGAATGACACCTTCTTGCCAAGTAAGTACGTTGCATGGAATCTCAGTACCGTTTTAGCATAGTTTAAAATCGTCTTTCTGGTAATGAGTTCTTTTCCTTTATAAGCACAGTTCTCTCTTCCAAGTACCTTATGTCTGCCTGCAAGATAGTCACGATTCGCAATACATTTCGTAATTCTGTTCACATGATAAGGTTGATTGACTTCCTCTACAAACCATTTGGCAGGATTCTCAAACTTATTTTTATATTCTTCGATTGCCACGTTGTCTCTCCTTTCTGTTCTGTTTCTTCTATATAATATCGTCTAAAATGGATACCATAATCCATTCTTCATTCCTTGTATACACAAACACAACCCCATAACCAAGTCATCATGACTGCCACTGATTGCGCCCATACTTCCGTTATCATTCGCCACGAACACCTTCATCTCTTCTAGCATATCTTTACTCTTAATCTGGATCAGTCCCTTGTCAAACCATTCACGGCAGTCGTTGACGATGATAGATTTTGTCTTATTGTTAGTGTCAAATCCGACCCTCCAGATAGTTCTCTGGAACTCATCATATGTCTTATACTTGGTCATGTTCATATAATGTTGCTCGTACCGCAGACGTTCAATAACACTGTGTCCACCGCTTGCTTTCTCAACCGTCAACAACGCCTTGTTATAGTATCTGCCTAAAGCATTTAACACATCTGCATACTGATATGGTTTAATCTTATTATTTCTAAACTCAGCCACTTGTTGACCTTCTCGATTTAACACAATAGCAGTAGAGTAATCCTGTCCCAATCCTTCGGAGCAATCCACACCGATATAATATTTCTCTCCAATTCGTGGCAACTGCCAGATATGAAACGTCTTGCCAAGATACGGCATTAATATAGTAGGAATACCTGTGACCTGTTTCTTTGCCAACGGTTTAATCTTGTTCTCTACAATCGTAGTCAATGATGCCGTAATCCTTTTGGAATCGAATAACTGTTGTCCTGTTGTCAAGAAACATTCAGTGTCCGTAGATGGATATTCAACTTGGAATGTATCAAGTCCGTCTGTAGATACCTTCTTTCTTCGCCACGCAATCTGCGCCAAAGAAGCACCCATTTTCAATAATTCCTGTTCATCTTCGTCAAGTTCCATATCTTTAATCTTCTGAGACGTTCTTGCTTCATACTCAGCCACGGCTTGTTCATATTGATTAGCAAACAATGATTTACCGTTAATCCAATTAAAAAAGAACGGTTTATATGAATTGTCTCCGTTCTTTGCTTGTATGTATAATTCTGAAAATTTATTAAAACCATTTGCCGTAGATTCAATAATGATTCTCCCAGATTCACTAACCGCCTGTGATAATGCGTGTAACTGTTTATCTGCATTTTTCCAAAAAGCAAATTCCGATAAATGCACGATACCATTTAATGTATCGCCACGACCAATCTCTTTGTTCCCTGCGGTCAAGCACGTGATCTTACTACCATTATCAAAGCATAATGCCTGTCTGTTGTTCACAATCAGTTTCGGTTTGATGATATCTGGTAAACTGTGATATTGCTGTTTTAACTTATCAAAGATAGTATTACAACTTGATTGATTGTGACTTACTAGAAAACAAGTCGTATTCTCATGTACCACACATTCTCTAATAGACAGCGCAATGGTAATAGAAGAGATACCTAACTGTCTACTCTTTAAGATAATGTTGTTTGACTGCATATTTTGTACCAATTCTTTCTGTTCGTCTGTCAAGATAAATGGCACAAGTTTTCCTTCTTTGTCAGCAATCTTAATGAAAGATTCGATCCAAGCCACCTTGTTCTCATCTTGCCACAGCCAAGCAAGTTTTTGTGCATTTGCTTTACTGATCATCACGCACCACCTTTGAGCGCAGGAATATTAATACCAGATAATAACACGTCCAACTCGTCCTCTGAATCTTCAAAGAAGTCACTGTTGTGGAAATTTTCAACATACTTAGCAGCATTGACATCTCCGTTCAGTGCCTTGTTCATCATCTTCTGGTAAATCTGCATTGTATTTAATGTCCTCATATTTTTCATGTATATTTTAATTGCTTTCTGAGCATCATCACGAATGAGCCAATTGTTCTCGCAGAATTCTTCTGTTTTGTTTGTTCCGTCCTTGCTTTTAAATTGCATATCACATTGGCACAGTTCGTCCCATTTGCATCTTTTTTTCTGGTCTGACAGATACCATTGCACATACTTCGCAATGTGATATGGGCAGATTTCCTGCATCTTTTGAAGCAATGTTTTATCTTTACTTTTTGCCATTTGTTTCTCCTTTCTGTTTGATTTTGATTGTTCTGTATTGATCGACCACGCAACCGTAGGTTGTAGTGGGCGGAAGAGATGTGCTTTGTGAGCGTTAGCGATCAAAGGATATCGCGCTACATGGGGTTTGGGGCTTGTCCCCAACATGATGAGGAAACCTTTACACTCAACAACTTATCTGGCACCATCCGACACACATTTTGTTGTAGGTCGAAACGCCCACTCCTACGGGTGGTCATTTGACCAACACAAAATATATGTCAGTATGGATGCCTATTATCATACTAAACTCGCAAAAAACGCTTCGCTTATTTTCGCTCTCTGTCAATTGCGGCAAGCGCAATTTCCTATTGGGGATTTTTATTTTTTCTTTTTAAAATCGTCGTTTTCTCCAGTGTTTATAAGGGGTTTATGCCATTTTGCGTACGTTTTCGTTACGACCCTATATAGAAGCATCGTAACAATTTCGTACGCAAAATAGTTAAAAGTCCAGTAATATTAACAAAAAACGACGATTCTATACTCTCGCCCTAACTATCGTCCACAATCTAACGTCCTTACTACGACCATCAATTTTTCGTTTTGTTCTTTTCTCATTTATCTTATAAGGTATCCCCATCTGCAATAATCGTTCATTTATCGTTTTTGCGGTTTTAACAATTCGTCTATCTTTGCGAATAGCCAATTCCTGTACGAGTTTATCTTTCTGGGACTTATCACAAAATTCTGTTTTATCACTTGCATATCTTGCCAACTTGATCATAATTTCAATACATTCTGGATCATAAATTTCATATCTCATTCTCTCAATTTCACGAGTTCTGTTGTATTTATGCGTTCTCTCGAACTTATCAGCAAGATATGTGCAATATCCGTAGTCGCTGAGATTTATCATCTTATTGTAGAGTTCGATATCGCTCTCTTTTTTCTTAAGCATCAATTCATTGACCTTTAAACAATTATCCTTTTTATCAGTATAGATGATTCCACTCTTGTCTACGTTAGCATTAAATCTTGGATATTCTCTGTAAAATTCCTCTTCTCCATTGAAGTCAAGGAACTGCGCAGGTGTAATATCTTTCTTAATCTGTGTGACCATACCGCCTAATTGTTCATTGGTTCTCGCACGAACATAAACGTCAATCTTCTCTGAGTATGCACCATTGTCTTTCCTTCTGCCGATACGTCTTCTGCCCATGCACTGGATCAGTGAGCCAAGATCACGAATGTCAATCATGACCTCTTGTACGTCTTTATCTTTGATGTTAACGCCTGCATCTAAGCAAGCAGTAGTGATAAGTAGATTTTCCTCGAATCTCTCGTTCTCAAGCATCTGATTTAACTTCTCTTTGTCCATATATTTGGCATAATCTTTATTG